GGGTTCCAAGGACCAGGTGGATGGTATATTGAGAACTCTTTGACCACAATTGGTGGTAAAGATCCAGTATCTGAGCATAATAGAGAATTATGGAATAGTGGTAATGAAGACGACAAAGCAATTGTTCGTAGACAGAAGCGTAAGCTTTCTTACTACGCTAATATCTACGTCGTAAAAGATCCTGCTAACCCTGCTAGTGAGGGTAAGGTGTATCTTTATAAATTTGGTGCAAAGATCTTTGATAAGATCATGGCAGCAATGCAACCAGAATTTGAAGATGAGTCACCTATCAATCCATTTGATTTTTGGCAAGGTGCGGACTTTAAATTAAAGATTCGCAAGGTTGATGGATATTGGAATTATGATAAGTCTGAATTTGCAACTCCTGCTCCATTATTGAAAGATGATGATGCAATGGAAGCAATTTGGAAGAATGAATACTCACTTCAGGCATTAGTCGCTGCTGATCAATTCAAGTCTTATGAAGATTTGAAGAAGCGTTTAGACTATGTTCTTGGCGTTAAAAAAGCACCTGCTCGTGTAGACGTAGAGGTGCGTGATGAAGATGATGCTCGTGGTTCTTATAAACCAGACTTCGCTTCTCGCAAAGCAGCAGAAGAGGCAGTATCTGCCGCTCCAGCAGCTTCAAATGATGAAGATGATGATGCTATGAGTTATTTCCAAAAACTCGCAGAGAGTTAACTTATTCATATAATCGGGGATTATCCCCCTTCTTAAGGGTTCTGGACACATACTGTTCAGAACCTTTTTTATATTCTGATTCAGCTTCTTGGTCATCTAAGATAATACCAAGGAATCGTCCTTTTAGAACGTAAATTTCTCTTTTCTTATCTTCTATTTGTTGTTCATATTCAATATTAGTAACAGATTTGGATACATCCTTACCACCCTTCTCTACTAGAGATTCAATATTTGGATCATTGTATATAACTCCAAAGGATAGACGTTTTCTCCAGTTATATCCATCATATGTCCATTCTTGTCCATCTCTTTCAAATACTTCATTCTTTTGTGGCATATAAAGAGGACCAGGTTCACTGAATGTTAGTGTTGGTGGATCATAATAACCAGATCCAGGATTTCCTATGAATATATCAACAACGTTTCCATTTTCTGTTTTAACGGTTGCTGTTGCTGTTATAGGTTGTGTTGGTGGAGCAATTTCAATAGTTGGTGCAGATCTATAATTATATCCTCTATCTTGCATAACAATATCTGTTACCTTACCATCATTAATTAGGGTGTAACCAGTTGCTCTTCTATGAGGAGTTGGTGGTTGAACTGTTATGACTGGTGGATTTATTGGATCATAAGTTCCACCAGGATTTGATATAGCAGTTACAGCAAGATTCTCACCAACTAATGATACTGTTGCTTTTGCCGTTAAATCTATATTATAGGTGTGTATATATCTTCCAGTTCCACCAGCGACTATAAATCTAGTTGATGTTGGATTTGTAAAGGCATCTAATGGATTACTATCTTTAGATGATACGTTTAATGTTCCTTTTAATGTTAATGTGTTAAGATCCCAGTTTGTTCCACATGTAAGAATATAGACTGATGCATTATCTAAACCACTTATATAAAGTTCTGATCCATCATCTTTAAAATTGAATGCATTAGAAGATGACTCACTATTGCAAAGAGTACCAATGTTTATTGTTTGTACTGGAGTACTGATTGCTGATGATATAAGCCAAGGTGTAATTAATTCATATTTTCTAATAGTATCTGGATTATCTGTATCCATAAGGAACATATGACTTCCATTATCTTGGAATCTAACTCCTGAAGGACTTACAGTTGATATACTAGTAACATAGGTTACTGTGCTACCAAGATCCCATGCAGTTGATAATGAATATTGTGCTACTTTAAATCCAGAAGATGTCTGACCAGAGACATACATTGTTTTACCATCTGGTTTAAAATCAACACCAGTAGCATATGTAAATGTTAGTGTAAAGTTTAATATTTTTATATTGTCTAATACAGCAGTGTTTAGATCCCAAGGTGTAGATAAAACCCATTCATGGATCTCACCAACAGTATATCCTAATGATCCAAATGCCATGTATGCTCTATCACCTGCTGGACTTATATGCATACCTTCAAATCCTGCTGGTAATTGATAAGTTGATATACCAACGTATATTGCATTACCTATAGGATCTGGTGGAGGTGCAATTGTGACTATAGGAGTAAAGTTATATCCATCTCCAGAATTAGCAATAGATACCATTGCTAATTGACCACTATTAGTAGTACCAACACCCACAGTAGCAGTTAGAATACCTGCTACAGTTTCTTTTGGATCACTAAATGTAACTCCAGGTTGATATGTATATGCCTGACCAGAATTAATAATAGTTACTTGTCCAACCTCCATATCATCTGGAGGAGCATTTAAAGCACATGTTGCAGTTGCAGTAGTAGCAGCACCAGGAGCAGATATAGTTACACCACCAATATCTGTGTAACCTGCACCTGGACCTGTGATGAATAAACCTGTAACTTTACCATCAGAACCACCTACTGTTGCAGTTCCTTCAGCATATACTCCTGGAATTAAAGTGGGAAGATTAATATCTGGATCAGTCTCTACTGCATATTCAGGAGCATCATAAAAACTCTTAGTAACTATTTTACCAGCAGGAAGTATTATAATACCTTCAGTATCAGTATGTTCTAATGTTTCATAATGATGTATTCCACCATATAAGTTATCATAGGTTTGATATTTTTCTATACAAAATTTATCAAATGCGATTTGAGTTTTAGGCCATTCTTCATATACGTTTAATATATTGTTTGCTTGTAGAACAACCCAATCAAGAGTTGGATCTCCATATAGTTTGTCTGCTACATTATCTGGTCTATCATCACCTTCTATGGTGTACTTCTCAAAGAACGCTAAGTTCTCAAAGATGTCTGATCTTAATTTACCTCTTTTGAATAGATTCTTGACAATAACATAGTCATCCAAAGAAGTTCCATACTTCGGATCTCTACTGATATATTGAAAATTGGGTATTCCCCTAAAATAAGTTGGCATTGTTTTAGAATCCTATTTCGTCTTCACCGAATTTATCATAATCAGAATTGTAAACTGGTTCAAGTTCCATAAAGGATAGTGACATTACATATGAGATCATAGTACCATCTTCAAAAGTCATATAAGTTCCTTCTGAAGTATAGTCAACGTTCATTGCTGTTAAAGCACATGGACCTTTAATAGCATTTAGTCCTGGGTGGTTATCTGCTCTATGTTTGTATTCAATATTGAATACGTTTGGTGTCTTTAAAAATAATTTAGTCTCTTCTTGTTGAGGAGCCATATTTTGTTTAAAGAACTTTATAATCTTTTTAACTACTTTACCTTCATCTGCACTTCTAGGAGTTAGTCTAAAATTAAAATTAAAGGGTCTTAATTGTGGTGCTTGGAATAGTAACTCTAGATTAGGGTTCATTATTCCACCAGTCATCCTTGTTAGAACATTTGCTCCAACTGCTTCACCAGCAAATACGTTCTCAATCATGGTGCTCATTTCACTTTCAGCACCTTGTAAATTATTTGCTGTATTTTGTAGGGCATCCTTCATTTGATCATTCATCGCTCCCTTAGCGAGTTTTGCACCCTCTGCTTGTAGAGGGTTCATAGTATCTTCATTCCATCCAGTAGAGAATGAATCTGCAATACCAGATTGAATAGGTAGTGCAACACTACCACCTATTTTTTTAGTTTCTCTAGAACCAAATGAGAATCCACTATCATCATTGTTGATCTGTCTTGCAGAATATTCAAGAGCAACAAATGAGATATAGTCCATATTTTCAGACCTATCTAGTGGATAAAATAGATCGTCACCACCATTGACAGGTTTTGCCATTTTACCTTTGATCTTAGATCTTCCAGTAATAGGAACACTGCTTACCGTTCCTGATGAAGGTTGGTCTGAAGAGAGATCATTAGAGTTTGGATCTTCTTTTTTACCTCCTGGTTGGAATTTGTCTGGAACTGCTGCTGCTTTAAAGTAATTCTCTGCTTCTCTACCTATACCTTCTTCTGTTTCTGCTTGAGTTGGAGGTCTACCATTCTTTGCTTCAAATCCTTCTTGGAAGGTATTAATTATTTGTTTTGCTAATACTTTGTTTGCTATAGAATTTTTATTTGCTAATGCTTGATCAAGACCTGGAAATTTATCTATGTTTATATCTGTATATTTACCATCCTGACCAACTGATGCCATCAAGTCATCAGAATTCAATTGTTGTCCTACACCATCTGAATCAATACGTTGTTCGTATATTTTTGTTGTTTTAAAATTTGGATCAAATTCTACCTTTACTTTTTTGTTTTGGACTTTTGGTATTGGCCCAAGCAAAGTATTACTAGACCCAACCATTTGAGTATAGTTCATTGGAAATGAAGGAGATTCGTAAACCTCTCTTCCATCCACTCCAGTTTTTACTACTGCTTTTTCTTTAGCCATTATTACCTAAAGTCTGAGTCATTTTTGCCGTATCCTTGGTATCTCCTAACGCCTCTAATCATATCTCTAAATGTTTTGTTGGTTTCATCCCAAACCTTATTAGTCATAAGACGTTGTTTTTTACCATCTTTAATAGATACAAATTCTTCTATAGGAAGATTTGATGCATTTGTCCATTCACTTTTTGCAATATCTAATAGTGGACCTACATTCGCCATACTATATTTAGACACGGAGTTGCGAGGTAAATTTAATCTACCTTCTTTTAGGTTTTCTACAACCAATTCTCTTTTTATTGGATGTATATAATGTAGATTACATCCAGTAAAACTTCTACCCTCTATTGATACAATATACACCAATGGATATTCATCATATACTTTTAAATTTTTTGATTCTGTTTGATATTGGAACATCATTAAATGTCCCATTTTTGGCACTCTTCTAAGAAGATTCTCGTCTGCACCTTCACGATCCTTCTTTTCGTCTGTTATAAATTTACGAGGATTGTTTGCATATGATGTGACTAATCCTCTAAACGCTCTCCTATAGAAGAATGGTGTTCTACCATCCTTATCTGAGAATTGATTATCTATTTCACTAAAGAGTGTCATTTGTATTTTATTCCTAGTTCGTCTTCGGTTATAACTTTAAATATTAGTCTTCTATCTTTACACCATTCTTGTGCTGCTTCCCATTTTGCTTGGTTTTTAGCATATTCTTTAGACTCATAGATATATCCCTTTGTTACTTTAGATTTTTTCTTTGGTGGACTACACTGTCTTTTAGGTTTTACTTCTATTACATAATCTCTTATAGAACCATTCCCTTCTTTAACTTTAATAAGGAAGTCTGGGTAATATTGGTGAACTCTATTATCTAAAGGTGAACGATATGGGATAGAGAATTCTTCACTTGCCCATAGGATAATACTCTCATTAGTATCGCACCATTGGCAGAATTTCTTCTCCCAATTGCTTCTACAAATGATATTATTTGGGTTTCCTTTGTACTTAGCAGGGTTCTTTGGTCTGTACCTGCTTTTTACACTCTCATTCATCTAGTATAAATATGTATTAATAGACTAATTATTAATATTTAGATGGCAAGTTTACCGCCAATCAATCCTGGCGTTA